CGCCCCCCGACCAGTGACTGCTCCACCTATTCCAGCGTAAAACGCCTCACCGCCCTTGTTGGTTTCCCATCTGCCAGCCGATTTGTTGTCTGCTTTCAAAGAAACTTCAGGGAAAATCTCGCTGTATTCTGGCGAGTCGATAAGGTCACGAACTTTTCTACCGAATCGAAACGCTAACTCTGCGGTGTGGGTAATCTGCATGAGCTTGAGCTTTGGATTGATGCCGAGTAACCAACTGGGAAAGAAAACAGAAGCAAACTCTGACTTGGTATGACGCGGTGGCATGTTGACAATGAGTCTTTTGATTTCGCCTCTGGCTACGCCTTCTAGTTTTTCAGCAAAGCGCTGGTGATGCGCGCCGATAATGACATCTTTCCACATATGTTGCACATACGGGATAAAATTTTTCTGGGCTTCTTCTTGTTTGTTTTTGGCGTTGAGTGCGTTGCTTAGGTCTAACAGCTCTTCGGCTATATCGGGGTACTCTTTAGCTATTTGTTCTAGATCTTTTTCTAGTTCCTGATCTTTTTGCATACTAAAATTTTTTTCTAGCTATGGGACTCCTGCCCGTATATATAATTTAGGGGGGTCAGGGTGCTAACTTATCTGATATCCCTTTTTGTGTCTATTTCTTTTTCTATGTATATGTATATATAAATAAACGTTTGGGGGGGCTCCCCCTCTCTCAAAGAAATCAAATACAACCGACAAGCTAGACTAATCTCTTTTTTACTCGTCTATTGTTGTGTTGGTTATAACACAACGACTCGTAGAGATTAGTCTAGCTTGTCGGTTGGCGGTCGCCCTCGCGCGAGATATCAATTGACACGCGGTCTTATATATAAGATAATAGACATATCTTAAATACAAATATGGAGTTAATAATGATTAAGATGATTTTTAAACTTAACATCAATGGCGTTGACTTGGTCGGTGGCATTGAACCTGATGTGCGCGACTTAACCATCAATGGAGTACGCGTTGTCAGTAATGGAAACATGGATACTCACGCGGTTGAGGAACTCATGGGTATGAATGAAACAAATGTAAACACTTTGGAGAATCTACAATGAAACTAATAACCGAAGAAATAAAAACTAAGTTGGCGTCTAACAAAGGAGACGCCAACATAGATAAGCCTTACCTAAAACTTTTTAATCCAACAGGGGAAGGAACTTGGTTAATAACCGAGATAGTTGACGAGGACACCTTGTTTGGTTTGTGTGATCTTGGCATGGGTTTCCCTGAACTTGGTTATGTGAGCTTGCAAGAACTAGAAAGCATTGAACTTCCTTTTGGTCTGAAGATCGAAAGAGATATGTACTTCACGCCAGACAAAACTTTAAAAGAGTACGCATCAGTAGCCCGCGAGCATAGTAGAATAGTTACTGAGGATTCACTTCTTAACGATACGCTGAGTAAATTAGAAACTCATGGTATGTACTTTAAAGACAACGACTAAGGAGTTTAACTCCACAAAGGGGGCAATCGCCCCCTTTTTTTTATTTAAATTTTATTACTCTGATCCTCCTGCTGGGAAGTAGTCACGGAGAAGGGGCTAGATACGAGCAACAAGTTAACAGCGATCCTGCTGGGGAAGCAGTAGTCAAAACTAACTAGATACAAGCGACAAGCAACAGTCCTCGTACCTCGGCCTTGTGTCGTTGCTTGTCGCTTGTGTCAAGGCTTTTCGCGCGATATAGAGCTTGACAAGGTCATTAAAGTATACGATAATTCTTATATCTTAAATACAAAAAACGGAGTTAAAAATGAAACGAAAAGTATTTACATTCGAAGTAACAATAGGTCACACCAAAGAGGTCACAGTTGTATCAAGTGCAGATGATGAGTGGGGTGATGAGGCAAAAATATTAATCGATAATGCTATCGAAGATGTTCAGGCATTTGGTCTACCGGGAAGTAATTTTCAAAATGAAATTGAAGGAGACACTATCGAAGAACTAAAAGATGCGGCGACTGAAAAATTTGGCTACGGAGATGTTCTTATAATCTTAAACGAAGAAGAGGATTTTGATAACCCACTTAAATTTTAATTCGTCCAAAACAGAGAAGGGGCTTATGCCCCTTTTTTGTTGCCCGCAGCCTCCCAGCCCAGATCAAACCAGATACAAGCGACAAGCATGCTTGTCGCTTGGTCCAGACGCGCACGGTGCAAAAACAACTTGACCGTCAGTGCCGCTTCGTATAAGATTAATCTTACATTTATTAATCTCCGATTGATAAATTGTATTTAAGACTAAGAGGTCGTGGTTCCACGGCCTCTTCCATTTAGGACCTCCTCAGCTACACACGTACGATGGCCATCCTCCCGGATCCCCAGCAGCCAGGGCCCGGGCAATCCTGATCACATACAAGTAACAAGCTCGACCTCACGCGACAAACTAAGACGCAAGGTCGTTGATCCGTTGACCAAGGTCTTCCCAATTTTTAATCATAAACGAAAGTGACACGCCGTTCGCGAGGAGATCATCAACATGGGACGAGGGAACAAGGAACATCTGAGATTTTTTGGGCGTGCTTTCCCCGAGGGTCTTTACCAAGATAAAAGAGGGCGACTCTGGACGCGATTTGTGGAAGGCTATTTGATGTGGCGACAATTTTACTTTCTTACTTTTACTTACTTTAAGTTCAACAGTAAAAAACTTTCCAGCAGAGGTCGTGCCAAGCAAGTCTGGAACGCCTTGAGTAGCCCAAGACTCTAACCTAACCCATTGAAATTGCTTCAAATTTTTCTTGACTTGCGACCAAAAATTACTCTCAGATTTTGCCATAAGTTTGATTGTACAAAAGTTTTCTGAATGAGAGTAAGTTTTTTATTGATCTATATAGGAGAATATGAGAAACTAAGCATAGTTTTTAATACAATTTTAAGGAGATATATTATGAAACTAAATCAAACAGAAATCAGGGCTTTGGCTAAAAGATTGGAAAGAAAGGTAAAAGAAGATTTACCTAAGATTGAGTCTGATCTTTACAAGTCAAAGAAAATAAAACCGCTTTTAGAAAAATGGAAAAAGATCAATGCTGATATTGACAGACTACAGCAGGAACGCGGAAAAGTATCTCAAAGTGTTGAGAAGGCTATCCACGAAAAGATTAATTCCGATCTGATTGATACTTCCACATGGAAAAGCAATCGCACAGAAGATTTGCCTTTCTATTTGGATACTTATTACCACACCGAAACAATGCTAAGGGAAGAAATTTGCTTATCAGTTTTGGACGCGGATAATTTAGAAGAATTGACTCAAGCCGTTTTCAAGAGCCTAAACATGGAGAGCAAATAATGAGCAAAGTAGGACAAGCACTAATCGAGCTTCAACAAAAAGAAGATTTGATCTATGACGCATGTATCGACAACTTTGGCGACTGTGAATACCATTGGACAGAGTCTAGCAGGTTGTTAAAACAACTCAGAAAGACTTTATCGAAAGATGGTTACAATTTGGTTGGCGACTTTGTTGATGAAATCTGGGCGGATTACTGCCAAGATATGACAGCAAAGCACGGAGAGTACATTGCTTGAGCAATTAGAAAAACTCGAAAGGGCGATATGGCAACTTGAGGTTGCCATATCGGACTTAGAAGAAACCATTGAGGAAATTACAAATGACAACGAAAACAAAAACACAAACTGAAAAAGAAGAGCAAAGACGAGAAGAGATTATCCAACTCGGTTTTGTTGTAGCTGAGTGGCTAAAAGAAAACTCAAACGAGAACTCGGACTTAGCTGAGGACATTATGAGCATACACAGGACTATTCTCATGGTACTTGTAAGCTATGTTGATGTTGAGGTACACGGGGACGAACACACAATGCAAACAGTCTGGGCGGATCTTTTTGAGAACACCGCTATGATGCGAAGAGATTGGGAAGAGTTTGTACAGGCAGAGCCTAACAGATTTACGAAAAACCAAACAGACAAAATACAATGAGCCTCCCGAAGAAAATAGAGTGGACAGGTAATTGGCTTAACTTCTATAAATGCCACGAGTGTAGTCACAAGTGGCAAGATGTTTGGGATTGCCAAGTGGACGACTCTTGTCCAGAATGTCAGGCAAAGAACAACTCTCCATATAGGAGTGACGAGATTTACGAGGGAAACTATGATTGAAGAAGTAATATCAAAGAAAGAACTTTGGGCAGAGTTTGACAAAGTATTTAATCCGCATGACAAGGGCGATCAATATGTTCATGTCATCATAACTTTTTGGCGGGACAATGTTGAGAATGTGAGCGTCTTTGACAGCTTACAACTAGCAGAGCGACACATTGATTTATTGTCCGAAGAATACAAAGTAGACATAGGCGACTCTGAACTCAGACATGAAACAGAAGGCACAGGCTATCGACACTTTGTAGTACAGATGAACGACACAGACGAACAACAAGGAGCAACGCAATGAGTAAAACTTACATTATCACTATTGATGGAATATGTGTCGAAGAAGATGAAATTGATAACACCACGATACATATTTGTAGAAATGGAGAGTGGAGTGAGATACCTTTTGACAAAGATGACATAACCGCTATTGAAGAGGATTGATGGCTAAGTACACACACGATACCTACCCTGTAAAAATTTATGACGACAACGGGACTTTTGTGGGCTACAACAAGGCTAACGAGCTGGTTATGTTGTATACGATAAGCGATCCAATGCTGGTTAAAAAAACAATCATGCAATGGAAAGAAGAAAACAGATATAAGGGACGAGCATGAAATTTAAAATAAAAACAGATAACTTAACTAAGACAATAGACACAGACGATTTTATAGAAAAAGATGTCGACACTATTTTAGACAACGAGATTTACTATTTAAGAAAAGAAGAAGGAAAGATGTTTGGTACTACATCAAGCGTCATAGAAATAGAGGAGGACGAATGAAAACAAATATAGGCATAGAACTAACAGACGAAGAACGACTTAATTTAGGACAGAAGTATTACGGCAAGAAGAAACCTGTGACTCGAGCCGATATCAACAAGATTGTTTTGGATTACATTAAAGGTGTGCTGGACGCAAGACCGCATACCATACAAGAAAAACAAGCTGAACCTATCTTTAACAAACAATGGGCTTCGCTTGAATCTTTCAAGCAACATCTAATAGCAACAGGCGAACACGAAGTATTGGAATACAATGGGTTTGAACTAAAAGCAAAAAATAAAAACGGCAGGGTTGAAACTTTTTATCTAGCTTTGGGAACTGTTTATACCTCTTGAACTACTTTTCTTTTTCAACAGTAATTAAGTTGCCCGAACTCTCTTGGACTAGAGGTCGATAATCAGCTACAAGTTTCTTGATTCTCTCTTTGATTTCGCTAGTGGACAAAGTATCCAGCGATCCTGTGCGAATCTCTTTACGCTCAATATACAAGCCAGCCGCACGCCCACGTTGAACCTCAGCAGCAACCGCAGCCGTGTAGTTACCTTTTTCCAACGCCGCGTCCCTAATATCAGCAAGTTTCCTAACGTGCCTACCAAAAGTGACTTGGTATTTATTAGACAGTTGGGCCTCTAAATGTTGCTTATATCTAACAACCTTTGGAAATCTTTTGGGATCAGTCAACTCAGACGCACGAACGTACGCAGAACCTTCGGCATACCCGGCGGACACCGCACACTCTTCATTAGTTTTGGATCCATCGTTGTAGACCATCTCTTCAACGAATCGTTTTTGTTTTTCGGTGATACCGAACTCTGTTTCGACTGTGGTGACAAGCTCTGCTTTGCTCATGCAGCGTAGATTATCATCAAACAGATAGAATCGACAAGCCACCTAATTTACTCATTTCTACCTCATTTCTTCAAAATTAGGTAAAAACCCTTATAGAACAGGGCTTTCAGCAAAACCTAACACCTAATCCCTATTTTTTGGATAATTTTCATAGTCTGTTTCTGATTTTTTTGCGAAAACAGAAGTTAGGAATTAGTTAAATAATAAATAAAGGGTATATAGGAAACCGTTTTTTGGCTGTTTTTAACTCATTTCTACCTCATTTCTACTAAAAGTAGAAATTAGTTAAACGGCTACTTAAAAAGTAGCCGTTTGAGGAAGTTATTATGAAATAAACTGTGAGTGGTTATTATAACGAAGGCTATCTGCCCTGTCCACGATAGCGTTTAAACTGTTTCTTACCTTGTTTGCTTCTTACAACCGTGTTTGCGCTTCTGCCGTTGCCCTGAGAAGTGTGCTTGGTCCTTCGTCGGTTGGGATCTATCGTAACGACCTGTTTTACTTTAGCCATTACGCCCAAACCTTTTTCTTCTTACCGCCGTAATACTCAACGGCATGTCCTTCGTCGATTAACAACTGACAAATGTCCTTTCCGTCCTCTGTGTAAGGTATACCAAGCACTCTGCCGTATTTACCTTTGCCCAAAGACTTTACCTTAAACCGACCCACGCATAGCTCTTTAAGACGCTCTTTCGCAGCCAAACCTAGCTTCTTTTCCGCTAAGTTCCTTGTCCTTGATTCTGGGGTGTCTATGCCGTGCAACCTGACCCTTTGTTTATGTAGCTTGACATCAAAGCCAAGGTCCAAGGTCACGTCAACCGTATCGCCGTCAACAACTCGTTCTAGTTCCGCTTGATAGACAAACGCGTCTGGATTATTCGCCATCTTCTACTCCTTATTTATAACTCCTACCGTAATCGCCGTAGTTCATTTTTAACAAACTTGGTTTAGGTTTTGGCACTAAGCCACCTTTCTTAAACCCTTCAACAAGAAACAGATCAGGATCAATTCTATAAAGTTCTCTCAACGTTCTTACATCTAACGCTAAACCTTTATCTGACCTACGTATAATCTCTTCATCTGAAATCTCTTTAACTCTTTGATTGTTTCTTTGAGCTCTGCCCTTAGCTTCATTATATTTATTTATAGCGGTTCTATCGGGGACTCTGCCAAGGTCACCAAAGTCATACGTGACTTCAATCAAATCTTTTTCTACCCCTAACCTTTTAGCTATAGCCTGTAGCTCTTTTTGCATAATATCGTACGAACCAACCATACTCCCTTGCCCGTAAACAATATTTGTTTCTTTGTTTGGCACATCTAAATGAGTCAAACGCTGTAGTTCTGGATCCTCTGCTTTCACTAAGTCCATAAGTCTAATCCTTAAACCTTGTCGACTAGATTGCCCCCCTGTTATAAGAGGCTTGTCGTATTTATCTAGGTCAGAGTCCATTAAATTTTTGTACTGAATCATTAACGGCTCAACGATGTCCGCAACCTCTTGTTTTTCAAACAACGGACTTGTTTCATAGAAGTTAACTAAGTCTTCAGGTAAACGTTCTTTTAATTCAGCTACTTTAGCTTCGTATTCTTTTTTCGGCGCGTCAGTTGCTTTATCGTATAAATCTTTTTTAAAAGCATCTATCGGCACACTTGTTTTTTGTATTCTTCCGGGCTCTTTTTGGCTTAATAATGCGTCTACTTGGTTATACACCTTGGCTAAAGCTTCATTATCGGCATCGGTAAGCAAAGGCATATCGGGCGGAATACCTAAAGGTCTGCGACCTTCAAAGTAATCTTTAAAAGTAAGCGCTCTGAATTGACTTGGCACGTATTTGTTTCTTAACATTGATTCGTAAGCGTCTTTTGCATCTTCCATATCACCCTTATCAGGCATTAATTTTGAAACCTTTTTTATAAACCTTTCTGTTAAAAACTCTACATTTGAAAAACGAGTTTTTACACTAGCTAATTTCGATTGCATATCTTTATTTTTAAGATTATGAAACGGAAGGGTACGCGGCGTTTTATATTTAATATTTTCAAGAGCCTCTTTTTCAGTTAAGGGGCCTAGCTCTAAATCTTCTTTAAGGATAGCTAATACATCGTTCAAAAAATCAGCCAAAACGCCGTCTTGTTCTACGGGTGATGTGCTAGCTATATTTTCATACGATTCTCTTATGTCTGTTATCTTGGATATGGCTTGCTCTACAACTTGTCTTCGAGCGGGCTCTCTTCTCATTTCTATATCAACTAATTTATCTCTAATTTCTTTATCTTTTAAAAACGACTTTCTGATTTTGCGGTCAATATCATAGCTGCGAAACACTACATTAGGAGTCAGTTCGTCTAAAAGTTTCTCAACAAAACGTACCTGCGTTATATCTTCTTCTCTGGTGACTGGAACGGCGGTAAAAGCTTTTCTTAAAGAACGGTGTAAAGGTTTTATTCTGCCAAACTCAACATTTCTAAGTGTAATTTGGTTTCTAATATTATTTACTAAAGTCCTAAACTTTCTTTTACTGGGGGCACTGTTTAAAATAGCATTAAGACGAACATCTCCTTCGTCCGTAGCGGTAGAAATACCTGACGCAATAAGTTCATTTTGAAACTCTGATAAAAACGTTCCTGTTTCTTCAAAAGGTCTTTTGGTAGCTGCAACAACTTTAGCTTCTATCTCTTCTTTGCTAAGACCTTCTACAGAAACATCGCCTAAAGCTGCTTTTTTAGATCTTAACAAATCTGATTGGTTTTCGTTTGTGCTTAAAGATAAGAAAGGCTCATCTGTCTCTGGGTCTTGTGCGGGATAAATTTCTCTAATCGCATCTCGACCCCAAAACACTCCGTCTGGGTGACTGCCAGCTCGGTTGTTTGTTGTGTAATAATCCCCTAAGTCTCTATCGTCGATGTATTCTTCTACTGCTAGTCTAGCTCTTACCGGGTCTTCAGAATTTTCAGCAAGTATGTCCGCAATAACTTTTTCGTCTTCTACGGGAAGCCTTGATTCAAAATCAAAATTAATTTGTCTCGGTCCCACAACTGGTCCACGAATACCAATAGGATATTGAGGATCTCCTATACTAACTCTGTTTTCAGGGTTGTCTAAGTAACGACTGGGATCTTGTAAAAATAATTCCCTCTGCGAGCTTGGTATTTCTCTGGTGTACTGTCTATCAGCTAGTCCTGATCTTTTTAACCTAAACCTAGCAAAAAAGTCTTTAATTAATTCTTCTATTTCGTTTTTAGTAATTGGTTGATTAGCAGCTTTTCTTTCTTTAAGAAGCTTTAAAATACCCATGTCGTCAGCTTCTAATTTAGACTTACTAACTTGTTGTGTTTCCTCTCCTTTTAAACGGTTTCTTTTCTTTTTAGGAACGCTTTCAGGTATTTCTCTGGGTTTAGTAAGTAAATTTAAAATACCTTGTGGATCGTACGGCGTGCCATCTTCTAAAGTAGCCAGTCTTGGCTGTACAGAAGAGTAGGTGAAACTGTTAGGGTCTTTTAAGTATACTGGAGTATCAGGCACACCCATGACTTGATCCAACTCTGAAGGCTTAGGTGTAGCAAGTTTTTCTGGACTTTCAAAAACTAACTGAGCAAAATTCCTTGGCTCTCTTGTTCCAGTAATAGCTGTGTCATAACGCCCTGTTGCGGATACAATTTCTGATTCTCTTTTTAAAGATTGTTTTTCTTGGATAACAGCATCCCTAACTATTCTTTTAATATTTTCTACTCGTTCGTCAGGCGTGTAGTTTGTAAACTCGTTTAAATGATTTGAAAGGTAGTTAGCAAGTTCCGATTTAATTGTGCCTACTTTACCTCGCATCTTTTCTGCATCTTTTGTTGAAAAACTTAAAAAGAAGTTTGCCGCGGTGTCTATTTCACTATCTATAAAATCAGTAATTGGTTTAGACATAGCTAGGTTTAACATTTCTTTTTTTCTAAGATTTGTTCCAATCACACTGTAGTCATCAAGAATCGTACGATTGTTATCAAAATCATCGATAGCAGATTGTCGTGCCTCGTCAGTCTTACCTATGAGTGAAGTTTCAAACTCGTCTACAATCGTGTTCACGGCTTCAGCTAATACTGAAGGATTAAACTTAGGCAGCGCAATATTTGTTGTTGTTTCTACTTCATTTAAAAAAGTTTTTTTATCTTTCTTAGTGTATTTTTTTGCCCTTTCAAAAGCCTTGTCCAGTTCTAAATTACCTTGTCTTACAGCGTCTAAATCAACATTAGCTACCGGTTGAGGAAGTCCTGCTAGTCTGGCTGCATAAGCCTTTTCCTGTTCGCCTAAAGCTTCTATAGCCAGTGATTCAAAAAACGTTTTTGGTTTTGGAGAGGGCGTCTTTTGTTCTGTTTTAGGAGTTGTGGTTACAGACTTCCTTAAAAATTGCGGGCCTTTAAAAAAATCTTTATCAAGAGCCAACGCCGCTGGCAGATTAACATAGGCTACAGGAGTTTGAGCTGCTCCCCCTGTTGTACCGCCAACTATTCCTTCTGCTATGGCTGCTTTTGGATCTATCTCAAGTCCTTGGTCCGTGAGCGCTGTGCTACCGATCTGTTCGGTCAAGCCTTGTAGTCCTTCAGTAGCCCCCTCTCTCGCCCCAGCTACCACGGGGGAAGCGATTGTTTTGTAAACGCTTTTATTTAACTGTCCCACACCTTTAATACCAAAAGCATTTAACAAACCGCTTACCGTTGCTGTTCCGGTTGCTCCTGCCCAATCTTGCCAATTCGGTTCGGCTCTGCCGTTTGCTCTCGCTCTAGCTAAGGCTACGGGCCCAGCTATCTGCGCGGCTTCAAATAATCCGGGACCAAGCAATGCCCCAGCCGCCGCTACCGGTGGGCCTCCTATCGCAAGTCCAGCAAGAAAAAACCCCCCTCTAGCAGCTAAGGACCCAGCTAGCTGACCTACTTGTTCTACGGTAGCTCTGGGTAAATATTCGTATTTAAAATCAAGTAGACCATCTTCCTGAGAGTTTAAAAACTTTTCAAAAGCTACCTCATAATCTTCTGGCGCTTCAACTAAATCTCTAAAAAATTGTTCTTGATTCTCAAAACCTAATAAACCTAACGTCTCCGCTATGTTTTCGGTTGGTTGGTCAAAAGCATAGATTAAAGCGTCTCTGTAAAGATTGCCTGTTTCTGTGGTTGCTTTTGGAAGCAGTTTGTCCATAGTTGATTATACAACTAATCAAACCATTGGCGAACTTCTCCGAGTATTTGATTGCTAATATTTACCTTCTGCAAAAGACTCTTTAGTATTTTTTCGTCAACGGTATCAGGCGATACTAAATCTATGTACGTACAGCTATGCTCCTGTCCGATACGGTGAATACGATCTTCGGCTTGGATTCGTAACTCTAAGTCATAGCTGTTCGAATAAAAGATCATCGCTTTGGCTTGCGTCAGCGTAATACCTCTACCACCTGTCTGTGGATTTGAGATAAAATACCGCAGCTCGCTGTTTGGATCTTGAAACCGGGTAATAATATTTTGACGTTCAGCTTGAGGAGTATCACCGTAGTATGTCGCCACCGCATTGGTCCCATGTTTTTCTGCTATTAGCTTTGCTAGCTGTTCTATGTCTGAGCGGAACACAGCAAATATCACAACTTTACCCTGAGTCTCTTCTAGGATATCCATCACCGTTTGCAATCGATTATTTTTTATAATGATCGTCTCGCCGTCTTCGTTCTTCAGACTGCCCGCTACGACTTGTTGCAGTCGCATCAGCTGAGTTAGCACGTTTACTGTCGAAAAGGTTTCGTCTTCTAATACCATGATGGCTTCTTTCTTCATCTGTTCGTATGCCTTCTTTTGTTCTGGCGTCAGTTCAACGTAACGTTTGGTATAGACCTTCTTTGGTAGGTCAAGGCATTGCTCTTTGGTCTTTCTTGTAGAGAAAGGTTTAAGAGCTTTTTGTAATTCGTCCAGCCTCTGAAAGCCGACGATGTGGTCAAA